AATAAACCTTCAGTTGTATTACCAACACCTGCAGCAGTAGTAACGATCCCTATATGATCTTCGTCTTTTTTAATGATAAACACATCAGTTGTTGTTTGTCCTTGAAAAGGTAATGTAAACGTATCAGCTGGAGAAGTAGTTGGTGAAACGTTAAATTGAGAATTAGAACCATCAATATCAGATGTTGATAAACCGACTTTTTGTCCTGTCTTGAATGGATGATTTGGAATGCGTATGGTTCTTGGTACAAGACCTACTTCTGTTTTAATATCTCCTATAAATGTATCTACTCTTTGACCAATACCTGTTGTACCAACACCTACAGATTGTTTAGCATTAAAGAATATAATATCATTTCTACTAGACTCAAACTTCTTTGTCCTAACAGGTATAGTAAAACTATTTGTTAATGAATCAATGCTAGAACCAAAAGTATGAGCAATACCTGAATTTCTGAATACCCTTATTGCTTTATTTCTATTGAAAATATTAAGAACTTTTAGTGTTTCTCTATTGTTTCCTTCACCAATTCTTAAGGATCCCCCGATTGTAATATTATTTGGTATTTCATTAACAAATATATCTTCTACGACACCATTTACATTACCAACTCCCATAGATTTTGCTAGTCCGACAGACACTGTTGATAATCCTGCATTAAATGATCCTGTCAAATTAACTATAGTTGTGCTCAATCCAGAGACGGATACTGCATCTTGATTATCTATTTCTACGAATGGTAGATAATTAACTTGAACTTCTCTGTCAGAATTCCAAACAAATACTGCATTATTAAATGAACTTAATGAAGTTTCTATCTTAGATATTCCAATGCCAACAATATCAGAAACCTCTGCACTAAATCCAGAACCTTCTGTATCAGTATTATCAAAATCAGTAAGATCACCAACTTTATAACCAGCACCACCATCTAAAATTGTGATATTATCAATTATTCCACTATGAACTGATTCTATATTTGTAATTTGTTTGATTTCCTCATAAGACTCAATAATAAAATCATTATCAGCAAATTTTTCGCTTACATTATAAGGATAAGTATTTCTAATCAAATTAGAATTATTAAAATCAAAATCTTGATCTAATGCTAGATTATCCTCTATGAAAGGAGATCTATATGTATTTCCTATAAAGTATGGATAGACTGACTCTAGTTTATTAGATGAACTTCCTACTTCTACGGTTGTAAAATAAGCATAAACACCATTTGGAAATTCAGGTGTTTTACAAAATCTACCATTATGAATATCTAAATCACCATTGTTATCAAAGATATAATCATTTACAAAAAACCCTTCAGTGAACTGTGTAGGTCTATTAAAAACTTTGGTTTTGTCTTTTTTATAAGACGATTTAATAATTACAAGATCAGAGTTAATATCATCAGGATCTTCATAACCAAATGGTCCATATATTGGATTTCCATCGTATGCCCATCCAATTATTGGTGAATGATTCTCTATTTTATCAAATTCATCATTTGGTTTCAAACTAAAAGTATCAGGTTCAAAGATTTTTGCAGTGTCCTGTGAATAACCAAGTAAGTTAAATGATAGTTTAGATGTTTTTTGCTCTAAATTAGTATCTCCAAATCTTTGATTGTTATTAACATTTAACCCACGTACTCTTGCCTGTAATTTAGCATTCATACCAGAAGATGTAACCTTTACTCTTGTGGTGAGACTACTATACCCTATACCAGCGTTAATTACAATTGCATCTGTTATCTGTCCATTTGTAATTACAGGTCTTACAATCGCTCCTGTGCCCCCTCCAGTTGATATTACCTCAACATCTGGTAGTGAATTATACTCAGATCCTTGATTTGCTACAATGACATCAGATATTTTACCATTTACAATAATTGGTCTTAATTCTGCATTTTTACCATTAAGTATTTCAATTTTTGGATTAACTTGATGATTTAATATGGTTGATCCATAATCAGTTCCTTTTTCATACAAGTATGATCCAATGATATTTCCAGTTACTAATGGAGTGATATTGATTGTTCCTGTAACATTTGTTCGATAAGTTACCTGTACATTTACCTTAATTTCAGGATATGTAAATGTTTGATAACCTGTACCAGTTGATCCTAAACCAACAAATTCACCTCTATTAAAATTATCTTCATTTGATGCTAGTTTGAATGAATTATCATCTATTTTTAAAACATGGTAAGATGTAGTTGTAGATAATCCTTGAATATTTTTTGGAATAGTTGATCCTAATCCTACTGTTGGAGAATACTCGATGACATCTCCATGATTAAATCCATGATTTGTAAAATTAATTGTATTGTAAGTGGTTGATATTCCAGCTGGATTAACTCTTAATTTTCGATGTTGATATCCAGAACCTGAGTTTAAAACTTTAACATCTAATAATGTATTAACTGATTCAGTTCTAAATTTGTGAATACCTGCTGACTGTGTATCAGTTGCTATACCGATTGTATTAATACCTGCTATACCAGATAAAGCATCACTTTCTGTATTAAAAATTCTTATTGTTCTAGGATTAACTACTCTTACAAAATATGGATCACCATCAGATAAAGTTCCATTAATTTGATTTGTAGTTTCATATGCAGTTCCTATTCCTAGTGAAGGGTTTCCCTCATTTCTGTAAAATATTTTTTGACCATTCGCTAAATTATGATCATCATCAAAAGTTATTGTTTCATTAACTATATCTAAACTTCCACCAAAAAATAAATTTCTACTATCAAAAAATAAATCTCTAAACCTTGCACCTAAAATAGGTTGAAGCAAACAACCAGATCCATTACCACCAGTTAATGATATATTAGTAACTGACTCAATATCAAAATCTTGAGGATCAACAAATATTTTTTTAACACTTCCCTCTATAATAGGTTCAACTAAAGCAGTTGTTCCAGCACCTGCTTCTACCTGAATAACGGGAGGGTTTACTACATCGTAATCAGTACCACCATTTTGTAAATTAACCTGATCTATTGGACCATAATAAATTAAATCATCTGAATATGGGGATTGTATTTGTACACCATCAATTAAAATACCTATGTTATTAAAGGGTCTTTCTTGTTTAGATGCTACAAATAAATTCTGTGATAATGGAATCTTACGTAAAATTTTATTTGAACTTAATTTTCTATTTGAGTGTTTTTGTAATACAAAATTATGATTAGTTGTTGATGATGAACCTACTTGTAATTGTATTGTGCTTGCAGTACCAATTTGACTTCTAGAATTATAAAATGCAAGACTTGTAACTTTTTGTCCTGTAGGAACTGGTTGAGGATCTACAAAATAAACTCTTCCAGTGTCTAATCCAACAATAGGATCACCATCAGGTAAATAAACTACCGCATCACCTTCAATAAATTTAATATCTCTTGGTTGGTTATTATTGTCTTTTGCAGTTACTGCAAAATTTATAAAACTGAATTGATTACCTGTGGCACCCTCTAAAACTGTTGTTCCAACACCCAAGAAAGATTCTTTAATGATATTGGTGCTGATATCATAATCAGGTAATGAATTGGAAGCAACATAACCATCTGTATCACCATCTGTATAAACATTCAATACGTTTGCTATAATTTTATCATTTCCCTCATCAATTTCTACGCCACTACTACTTGCTTTTTCTATTACACGACGAATATCATACTCTTGACCACTCACCAATCCTTGTTGTCCTGTAACAGTCGATAGACCAGATATATTAATTGAATTATCAGAGTTAATATCTGCGACTATAAAGGTTGCTTGAACATCTTGACCATTTCTTCTTAGTAATTCAAAAAGATCACCTTTCTTGATAGATGATTTATCAATTTTAGTATTCAAAATGAATGGATCTGCATCATTTTCAATTTTAAATCTTGAACTTGTATTATACTTCCATGAATTAGCAAAAATTTCTTTGTAATTAGATTTGTTATTAAATATTTTTTCACCAACATTTTTAGAAAATATATTTTCACCCTCTGAGACTAATTTAATATCAGATACTTCAACTAAATCTGATAATACTCCAGTAATTCTTAAATCTACTCTTTTCGATAAATCTCCATTTTCATATCCAAAAATAGTTTCATTTGCTCTTATATCATCTGCTTTTTTTATTTCTTGATTGATACCAGTGCAACCAAAAAATTGATTAATTGATTTAGAAGTATAATTAATCGTATTTGATCCACTGATTATAGTTCCTGTAGTCCCAAAACCTACTGTTGAGTCAACAGAAATAATTGAGGAATTTATAGATGAAGACTCTAATGTTTTTGTTCTACCTGGTATAGTAAATACCCCCTGTATCAAATCTCTATCACTAAATCCTACGAATAATGACATTTTAAAGAAAGATTTGCCACCTCTAGTAAATATTTCAACTTCAGAAACAGATGCATTTGTATCAAGATCGTTAGATTTAAAGATTGTTTGTCCAATTAAATTTTGTGGTAAACCACCAGGAGTTACAACATCTGCAACTATAACTTCTCTTCTTATAAATTCTGAACTTGATGGTTTAATTAAATTATTCTCTAAATCTAATATTTTTGCTTCAACACCATATAATACTTTGAATAATATTCTTATTGACTCTTCAACACCTTTTGATTGGTAAAATGATCTTGCAAATTTAATAAAATTACCAACATCTAATGTTTCTGTGAAATCATTTTTTTCTAAACCTGGTAAAAATGTTTTTTTGAGTTTTTTAAAAAATTCTTGTATGAATAATACAGATAAATTTGTAACTGATGAATTATTATCGTGACTAGCCGCTGATGTTTCTTCAAATTTTAATTTTTCTTTATTAACCTCTAGTAATGATGAAGATACACCAACATTATAACCTGTGATACCACTAAACCCACGAATACAACCAGTGAATGAATTTGTTGTTATTCCAGTGTATGAAATTATTTCATCATCAATTTTTAATAGTCCATATTCTTTAGGAAAACCTTTAGTGCTAGAAACATTGATGGTTTTATCGGAAATATCAACTGATGAAGTAATTGTAGTTACACCAACTACAACTTCAGGAACGAGATTGTCAACCTTAAGATATTGGTCAAAATTATTAATTAAATCACCAGAACCTCCTTGAAATTCTTGTGAAATATAATATTGTTTGAAAAATTCTGAAACATTTGGAAAATCAGAGAGAACAAACTCAGGTAACTGATTTTCAATAATCGTGTTAACTTTTATTCTTTTGTCAATTTGTGACATAAATTATTTCCTCTCTAAAACTCCGTTTGAGTAACTTGAGGTGAAGTAATCTCTTGTGAATACAACTCCAGAAACATCTTCTCCTGATGCAATAACGTCCTTCTTCATATTTATGCTACTACTAGCAACGTTAAAACTAACAAATAAATCTTTTAATCCAATAATATCATTTGACTCTGGGTATGCTTGAATTTCTATTAAATTGTTTGCAGCAACTGTTGATGTAAAATTAATCGTATTTAAAATTACTTCTCCTTTGAGATAGTCAACACCTCCAGCCTCTTTTACAAGAACAACTTGTTCACCTTTATCATTTTTCGATACAACACTAATTGTTCCCTTCATACTACCATCTAAATCACCTGCTGCGTTTTTATTTGGAATATCAGTTAGATAAGCAACTTTCGATGATCCACTAATTGTAAATCCAGTGCTCTTTATATTAAAACCTGCAGGATTTATGTAAAAACGATTACCAAAACACAATTCATATTGTGCAAATTGATTTAATAGTGCTTTTAAGTCTCTTCTAATAATTACCTTCGTAATATTTGAAGTGATTGCATCATCTACACGATCAATCAATTGATTTATTTTACTATACTTAAATCTTCCACCAAATTTATTGATTTCAACGTTTTTTGAATATAATTCTAATGCTCCAATAATATCAGATCTTAAATTTACCTCTGATGCTACTGATGCAGGGTTGTAGTATACATTACTATCAATCTCAACAAACAATATCTTCAAGTCAACGATTTCTGAGTTTATACCAGCAACTGCAAATTTTTTCAATTTATTTTTAATTTGCACTTTATCAAAATCTGATACAAAAGTACCATTTTTTGGTTTTATGCTAATTTGCACCTTTCCAAATTGAGGGGGGTCTAATTCTTCTCCTCCAATTACTGCAACAGACTCAGTTTGTGGGAAAATTGTAGCAATTATTGCCTCATAGTCCCTTGGTGTAACTGCCCTGTATTGTGCTGAGTAAAGTCTTGGTGCAAAATACTTAATAGAGGATACATCTTCTTGTTCTGACCCATTAGAGGCATTTCTAATGGTAGTAACAGTAACATTATCAGACGGACTTAACGTATTTCCGTTTTGATCGTTGAATGTTCCTTGGAAACTAAATTCAGACGGACCATTTCCAGATTCACCATCTGTAACAATATAAGTTGCAGTAATAATTTGTTTACTTTCTAACTTTTTACCGAAAAATCCATCTCCAAACAATATTTCATATTTTTCATCTTGAACTTCCTGTATCAAATATATTTCTGAGGTTTTACTAAGATTTAATATGTTATCAACCTGTGAAAATTTTCTTCCTATGGTTGTATCATTATTATTTGCAACATAAACTCTTAATGTAGATGTATCAATGTTCGGACTATCAATAATATACCTTAAATCAGTTGATGTATCGACTTCATACTGTCTTGTTAAGTAAGTTCCTTCGTATATTACAATATCATCAAACTGAGCAAATGATTTAGTTACACCGTTTACCACTTTGGTGACAATACGATTTGATGTTATGTTATCGGGAATAGAAAATCGAAAAGTTGTATTTTGAGCAGATCCAATACATATCAAACCTGAACGTAAAATAAGACTTGTTACTGAGTTTGCACTTGTTTCTCCTAAATCTACATCATCTAACCTAATTGTTGCTACTGCAGCGGTTTTTGAACGGGGTACATATCCAATATTTCTTGCAAGTGAAACAACATTCTCTCGAATGATCGCTGAGTCTAAAAATGACTCATTTGCAACTAAATTTGCATTAAATGCATTAATATATGTGTTATAAGCAAGTGTATCAATCAGGACAGAGAAGTTTGAACCTTCAAAGTCAAAATCTGAAAAATTTGAATTTGATCTAAGAAAATCTTTTATTTGTACTTTGATATCATCAAAGTCTAAATTAGTAAACTGTGTAAAAGGCATATTATCTCGTTGGTTCTAATATGAATGTAAATGTCTGAAAAGGTATATCCAATCCGATAATACTAAAAGCAACAGTAATGTCTAGTGCATTATCATCGGGTCTACCTTCGACCTGAACTTGAAGCTCATCAATTCTTGGTTCAAAGTTTCTGATTGTTTCTTTGACCTGATCCTCAATAATAGTCACTGTTGTACGAGAAAAGTTCTCGAATAAAGAATTTCTTATGTCTGTGCCAAGATCTGGGTTAAAAAATCGTTCAGTTGGAATTGTTTCGACTAAATTTCTCACTGATCTGGAGATTGCACGTTCATTTGTAAGGACAGGTAGATCTTTCGTCACTGGATGTGGCAAAAAAGACAAACTAATATCCTTAAATCCTCTTGATTTACGTTGAACCGCCATTAAATGATACTTTTAGATTTATTTATACCCTATCTACTCAATTCATCCATCACAATATTATCAGAATCAAAGTGGTCTAGTATATGTTGAACAACTTTCTTTGGATTTTTATCTCCACAGGTAAAAATATCGATTGCTGCACTGTTTTTTTCAGGCCAAGTGTGACAAGAAGCGTGACTTTCCGCTAAAGCAAGAACACAAGACACCCCACAGGGTTTAAATTGGTGTACAAATGTATTCAATAACTTTATATTCTCTTTTTTTACAGCTGCAACCATCATATTTGCAATTTTAAGAGGGTCATTTAACTTTTTAAAGGGTACATCATAGACTTGAACGAGTAAATGTTTACCCATATGAGTGTTTTTCATTCTAATTCTGGTTCAATTTGAATTTCAACGACTTTGTAATCATCTTCTAAGACCTCTTTTAAGTAATTTTCGTCCCAATAGTCGTAATAATTGGTTTTTGCGAGTTTTTTTCTTGCTTCAGTCAGTTCTTTACGTGGTTGACATAGAACAAGATTGAAAAATCCATTACTTGTTTGGATTCCTTGTATGTATGTCTTTGTTTTTCCGTGATCTGCGATGAATTTATAGTCAGGATAGTTCCGATTGTAGTCATCTACAGCATCATAGAGGAACTGAGCACTCATATTGTCTTCAACAACGTAAATTATAACATCATAATCAGGATTCGGTACGATTTGAGACAATTTTTCCTCAATAATCTTAAAATTTGCCTTTGATGCATAAGGACAAATTGCAAAATTACCCAATTCTGGTCGAATTTTGGATAATTGACCGATCCAATGTAAAATATACCTACTTTTCTTGTCGTTCATCGGGTGTTGTCCAGAAATAATCGTCACAATCACCTAAACGACCCCAATTAACGTCATTCTCAACCTCAAAGATGCGTGTTGATACCTTAAAATCAGGTGTTTTGACTGGATCTGGTGTCATTGAGGTGTCATAGATGCGACAACGGTTGTTTGGATAGAGTGCAAACTGCCCATTTCGCAATTCAACGAGATTAAATGACTTATGTTCATCAGGTAACTCACTTGTTGAAGCATCAATCTGGTCAAAATCACCATGATAATTGTCTAAAGTGCAAATATACTGTCCTTTTTGATTTCCAAAGTGTCTTGTACGCAGTTCCCACTCCATTGGTGCGACAAATTGCTTGACAATGACTGTAAAATCATAGTCCATACAGTTCCAGAACTGTAAATTGACCAAATCCATATCTGGATCAGGTTTCTCTGGTCTTGATAGAAACGCAGAGATCGGGAGTTTGTCGTACATTGCCCCATATTCGGGTAGATAGGTCTCAATATAGAATGCACGACCTTGAATTGACTTGGCACATACCCAGATGCCCTCTACATACTCACCATAACCTGATTGAAAGTCAGTTAAGTATTCTTTTCTTACCCATACCTTTTTAGTTGGTAAATTTGCAAT